CGGCAACGAAACCAACGATTCGGACATCTACCTGTGGATTCTGAAATGGCTGGCCTACCCGTTGCAGCATCGCGGCGCCAAGATGCACAGCGCCATCGTCGTGCATGGCGGCCAGGGCACCGGAAAGAGCCGATTCTTTGAAGCCTACAGCCAGATTTATGGCCCCTATGGCCGCGTGCTTGGGCAGGAAGCGCTGGAAGACAAGTTCAATGCCGACTGGTCCGAGAAAAAATTGTTCATCGTTGCCGACGAAGTGCTGGCTCGGCAGGACATGTATCACATCAAAAACCGGCTGAAGGGCTTCATCACCGGTGACACCATCCGCGTCAACCCGAAGAACGTCGCCGCGCACAACGAAAAAAACCAGATGAATATCGTGTTCCTGTCCAACGAGCGCATGCCGCTGGTACTGGAAAACGATGACCGCCGGCATCTGGTGATCTGGGTTCCGCCCAAGCTCGACGATGCGTTTTTTCACGCCGTCAACGAAGAAATCGACAACGGCGGCATTGCCGCGCTGCATGACTACCTGCTGAAGGTCGATACCAGCGACTTCCACCCCTGGACAAAGCCGCCGATGACCAAAGCCAAGCAGGAACTGGTCAACCTCGGCCAGTCCAGCGAGGAACGCTTCCTGCATGAATGGATTGCCGGCGAGATCGACGACCGCGACGGCAACCCGCTGCCGTTCTGCCCCTGCCTCGGCTCGCATTTGTTTGAGGCGTATGGCCGCTGGTGCGAAACACATGGCGAGCGGCGGCGTGGCGCCAAGGACTTGATCAGCCTGGCCGGAAAACTTCCCGGCTGGAAGGCCGGCACGCCGCTACCCACCTGGACAAACCTGCATGACCGCACCAACAAAAACCGGAAGATGGTCGTGCCGCCGGCGGATGCGGTTGGCGCCTCGGCGGAAAAGTGGGGAAACCCGCAATTTCAGCGCGACAAATACGCCAGCCAAGCCGAATGGCTGACCGTGTGTTTTTTCGCTTTCGAGTCCGCGCTCGGCATCTCGCCATGAAACTACGCCTACTACGCCAACAACTACGCCAACAACTACGGCACCAGCCCGCTGCCACAGCGGAAACTACGCCAACTACGCCAAGCTCCGCGTATAGGCGCGTGCGCACACACAAGCGAACAAACCACCACACACGCAACACCTCTCATATGTGCGTTGTTGCCGTAGTTGCCGTAGTAGGCGTAGTTTCATCAATAAATCAAATGGTTAAAAAGATTCTTGGCGTAGTTGCTGGCGTAGTTTTTTGGTTTGTTGGCGTAGTTTTTCAAGGAAACACCCAATGATCCGCGTCACCCAAGCCGAATTTGCTCGGATTTGTGGCGTAAACCGCTCCACCGTGCACCGCTGGATCGAAAACGGCCGCATCGAAACCGACGCGCATGGACTGATCGACCCGGAAGCCGCCGCCCGGATGAAAGAAGCCACATCCAGCCCGCTACCGCACCACGAAGCGCGCAAGGCCCAATTTGACGCGCAAAGATCGGCCGGCGAATACAACCCTAGCCAGACGCAGCAAAACCCCGCAAATTGGGCCGTATCGCAAGCCGAAACGGCATCCGCAACGCAAAGCAACAGCCGCAACGACATGCCGGCAGCGGAAAAGATCGGCACCGCGCTGAAGCTTGAAACCTACAAGCTGCAAAAAGCCAAGGCCGAACTGGCAAATCTGGAACTCGACAAAGCCGCCGGCGCCCTGGTTGAGCGTGCCGAGGTCGATTACGTCCTGGCCGACTTCGGCAACACCCTGCGCGGCCTACTGGAAGGCATGCCAGACCGCCTGGCGCCGGCCATCGCTGCGCACCGCGGCGACGTCAACGCCATCCATGCCGAACTGGAAGGCATCACCGGCGACCTGCTGGCGCAGATCGCCGACCACATGAAACGCAAAATGGAAGGCATCAGCGCATGACCGCACCCACCGCCCAGCACATCGAACACATCGCCATCGGCGCGCTCACCCCCTACGCCCGCAACAGCCGCACGCACTCGCCGGAGCAGATCGCCAAGGTGGCCGCATCGATCCGTGAATTCGGCTTCACCAACCCGGTGCTGATCGACGCCGATGGCGGCATCATCGCCGGGCATGGCCGCGTCATGGCCGCGCAAAGCCTCGGCATGGATACGGTGCCGTGCATCCGCCTGTCGCATCTGAGCGACGCGCAAAAGCGCGCCTACATCATCGCCGACAACAAACTGGCGCTTAATTCCGGATGGGACGAAGACATCCTGGCGCTGGAACTGAAGGATTTAGGCGAACTCGGCTTCGACCTGGAGTTGACCGGATTTGAACTGGGCGACATCGACCAACTGCTGGCGCAACTTGACGCCACGCCGGAAGGCGAAACCGACGCCGACGCAGTTCCGGAAGTGCAGGCCGAAGTGGTCACGCAGCCGGGAGACGTGTGGCTGCTGGGAAAGCATCGGATTATGTGCGGAGATAGCACCGACGCGGGCAGCGTGGCGCTACTGATGAATGGAAAAAAAGCGCAATTGATTCACGCGGACCCGCCTTATGGCATGGGGAAGGAAGCCGATGGCGTAGCCAATGACAACCTGTATGCCGGAAAACTTGACGCCTTCCAAATGCAATGGTGGCGCGCATTTCGCGCAGCTACCGAAGACAACGCCAGCGTTTACATCTGGGGAAATTCGCCAGACCTGTGGCGATTATGGTGGCGCGGTGGCCTGGAATCATCGGAACGGATGACGATCAGGAACGAAATTACATGGGATAAACGTGAAGACAATCCGACGATGCTTGTTTCTGGCGTCCCGCTGGAATCTCGCCGCATGTTTCACCCCACAGAGCGTTGCATATTTTTCATGCTTGGGGAGCAAGGATTTAACACCAATGCCGACAACTATTGGGAAGGCTGGGAGCCTGTCAGAACCTACATTGAAGGCGAAATGAAGCGCGCCGGATGGACGGTAAAAGACCTTAACCATATCACCGGCACGCAAATGGCTAAACATTGGGTAACAAAAAGCCAATGGGCACTAATTACTGCGGAGCATTACGCCAAGATACAAGCCGCCGCCAGCGACCACGACGCTTTCAAGCGCGACCACGACGCTTTCAAGCGCGACCACGACGCATTAAAGCGCGACTTCTACGCATTAAAGCGCGACTTCTACGCCACCCGCGCTTACTTCGACAACACCCATGACAGCATGACGGACGTTTGGGAATTTACTCGTGTAACCGGAGAAGAACGCCACGGACATGCCACGCCAAAGCCGGTGGCCATGATGGAGCGCGTAATGCGTTCCAGCCTTCCGCCCGGCGGCTTGTGCGCCGAGCCATTCGGTGGATCTGGTTCCACGCTGATCGGTGCCGAAACCACTGGACGTGTCTGCTACACAATGGAAATGCAGGCAAAGTATTGCGACGTGATCGTCCGCCGCTGGCAGCAATACACCGGCCGTCGCGCGATTCACGCCGCCACCGGCGCGGAATTCCCGACATGACCCTCGACCTAAACCTGGTCCGCGCCGACTTCGCAGACTACCTGGCCAGCAACGCCAGCAAACCCCACAGCCTCGACGCCGCGCTGATGCACGTCGTTGAGGCCGCTTACCAGAAAGGGCTTGCCGATGCCTTGTTTGTGCCCACAGTGCTGCGCGACGCCATCCCCGACCTGGACACCGGACTGGCGGCTGGAAACCGAAGCGCGGCTGGTGTTGGGCTGGCCGCTGTGGCGCCGGCAGGAATACCCGAAGATGCCGATGGTGCAGGGCAGGGTGGAAGCGTTGAAAGCGGAAATCCTGCGCCTGCATGCGCAGCGGCAGACCTGAGCGAGAAACCCAAAGGCGGACCGCTGGCGCTGCTGGCGGCGATGTTGTGCGCCGATCCGCTCTTTCAATCCTGGTTGGCGCACGCGTTCGCCGCCGAATGGCACGCGCTGAACCTGGGCTATCCTGCCGCCAAAACCGCCGCCGCTGCCGTCCGCATGATTTGCGGCATCACCAGCCGCGCCGATCTGGACAACAACCCGCAAGCCGCGCGCGTGTTCAACGCGCGGATTCGGGTGCCGTATTCGACGTTGTTGAAAACCGGACAATGATCCCCGCCCGCAAATCCACCACCCCCATCCCGCACGCCCGCGCGCACTTCTATGGCCTGCTGGCCCGCCACACGCGCCCGCGTCCGTTGACCAGCGTTTCGTCATGGTCGGACAAATACCGCGTGCTGACCAGCAAGGGCAGCGGCGAGCCAGGATCGTGGCGGACCGATCGCACGCCCTACCTGCGCGAAATACTCGATCAGCTATCCGCCAACAACGCCACGCAGCGCATTGTGCTGATGTTCGCGGCGCAGCTCGGCAAGACGGAGGTTGGCCTCAACTGGATCGGCTACGTCATGCAGCACGCGCCGGCGCCGATGCTGGTGGTGCTGCCGACGCTGGAAGTGCGCAAGCGCTGGGTGCGGCAGCGTCTCGACCCGCTGTTGCAGGAAACGCCGATCATTCGCAGCCTGTTCGACAGCCGCGCCAAGCGTGACGCCGGCAATGCCGAAGACCTGAAAGACTTTCCCGGTGGCATGCTGGTCATCGGCGGCGCCAACTCGCCGGCGTCGCTGGCGTCGATGCCGATCCGCTATGTTCTGTGCGATGAGGTTGACCGCTTCCCGTGGGAAGTCGGCCAGGAAGGCGACCCGCTCGGCCTGATCGACGAGCGCACCAAGACCTTCCCGCGCCGCAAGGTGCTGCTGGTCTCGACGCCCACCGTCAAGGGTGCCAGCCGCATCGAAACCGAATACGACAAATCCGACGCGCGGGAATATCACGTCCCCTGTCCGCATTGCGGCGAATACCAAGTGCTGCGCTGGCGGCATGACGATGGCCGCTATGGCCTGACCCACAACGACGCCACCGGCGCGGTGTACTACCACTGCAAAGAGTGCGGCGAGCGCATCGAAGAACATCACAAGCCGGACATGCTGGCGCGCGGCCGCTGGATCGCCCGCCACCCAGGCCGCGACGTGCGCGGTTATCACCTGTCCGGCCTGTATTCGCCCATCGGCCTCGGCTTCACCTGGCGCGAACTGTGGCAGAAATGGCAGGAAGCGCACGGCGACACCGCCAACCTGAAACGCTTCATCAACACCACGCTGGGCGAAAGCTGGGAAGAACAGGGCGACAACATCGAGGATTTGGCCCTGCTGGCCAGGCTGGAGGAATACCCGGAAAAACCGCCTATGCGGCTGATCACCGCCGGCGTGGATGTGCAAAAGGATCGCTTGGAAATGACCATCGACGGATGGGCCGCCGGCGAGGAATGCTGGACGCTGGATCATGTGATTCTGCCCGGCGACACCGCGCGTCCGGAAGTCTGGGAAGACCTGGCCGAAGCGATGACCGACGCAGGCGTGCAGTATGCCGGAATAGACTCCGGTTTCAACACCAGCATGGTCTATGCCTACTGCGAAAAGCGCCGCTGGTGCGTGGCCATGAAGGGCGTCACCGGCATGGGCCGGCCGCTGATCGAAGACGAAAAGAAACGCCGCCAGCGCCTGCGCACCCGGCGCAAGAAAGGCGCGCCGGTGGAACCCATCGGCGTCGATCAGGGCAAGGTGCTGCTGTACGCCCGGCTGAAACTGTTGCAGCCCGGCCCCGGCTATGTGCACTTCCCCAGCGATGCCGCGTTTGACGATGAGTATTTCGCCCAACTCGCCGCCGAAAAACTGGTGACCAAGATCAAAGGCACGCGCCCGTTTCAGGAATGGGTACAGACCAGGCCACGCAATGAAACGCTGGATTGCAAGGTGTACAGCCTGGCCGCCATGCGCCTGGCCGGCAAAGACCTCGCCGCGCCGCAAGCCATCCAGACCCAATCCCGCCCGCAACTGCCGCGCCGCGTTGGCGGCCTGTCCCGGAGATGAACCCCTTGGCCACATTGCGCGAAATGCTCGACTTCATGGTTCGCTGTGCAACTGAATCCGGACATGGATTCAGTGAAGACCTGGCCGGCGAACTGGAAAAGCAGATCCGGCGGCAATATCCCGCCGAGCGCATCTATGTTCCGCCGGCGGACAGCCGCAAGGACACCGCCCGCCAGCAGCGCATCATCCAGGATGCCAAGAAGCTGCCGACCGGCGTGGTGGCCGCGCGCCATGGCGTCAGCCGGTCGTGGGCGTTGCGCGTGACCAAAAAGTGACCAAGATTGAAACGAGGGCTTAAGCGCAGAGTTAGAGGGATTTGATATGAGCAGCAGCACGCCGAATACCCAAGGACAAATCGCCGTCGCCGAACTGGCGCAGGGTGTCCGCGCTTGCGTCGTCAATGCTGATGTTGCGGCGTTTGAGGCCGGTAGCACCATCCGCTGCCGTGATGCCCTGACCGCGACCAGGCCCGCCATGCGATCCAGAGCGCGCCGCCTCAACAGCGGCCTGCACCTTGGCTTGTGGCAGGGACACCAGCGCTCCGGCGTTGAGCCTGGCGTAAATGCCATATGCGGTAAATATGAGCGCCCCTGTTTCGCCGTGCTGGGTGGTGACGGTGCCCAGACACTTGCTTCCAGCCGGGATGATGTTGGCATACCACCGCCAGTTACCGCCAAGATCGACGGTAAGGCGGCCACGTTGATTGTGTGTCATGGCCGCCTCCGCTCAGATGTTTGCGGCTTGCGCGATTTTGATGGCGGCGGTCAGAGTTTCGACCTCTTTTTCCATCTCGGCGTAGCGCGGATCAGAAGTGGACGTACCTTCCATTTTCCACATCAGGCGATATTTGCGGTCATCAAGCTTGGACCACTCAGGTTCGCCGGCGCCAGTGGTGATGTATTGGTCGTGGGGGTTGTAGCCTTCGCCGCCCTCGTTAAACAGGTTGTTGTAGGCGGTCCAGAGGGGGTTAACAGATTTGGTCATTTTCAACTCCTACCCCTGATATCCCGAGGCGCGGAAGGGAAGCAATCTGCACCCCATGAGTTGAATTATACACACAAAACAAAAGAACGCAAGAACTTTTTGCATTTATTTCGTGGCGGGCACGGTGTCTTGTCACCGCTGGAAGGGGCCGGCGTGATGCGGCCAGCCAAGACCGCGCAGGATGTTCGCCGGTCCCGCTTGATTGGTTTGTTGGGCTTGATGATTGGAGATTGAAATGGACGATGTGATGAGCAGAACAAGCTACGGCAAAGCGGCATTAAAGAAGTTTGGAGCTGTGCCGGAAGGATTTGAAATTTTTGCGGCTGGATGGATCGGTAAAACACCTAAAGACTGTAACGCGATGCGCGTTACAGGTGCGCAATTCAAAGGGCGCAAGCGTGTGCCAAATACGACGATGACAACGATTGTAACGGCCGAAGAAATGGACGCAGAGGACATGACGCCCAACGCATGAATTAAGGGGCGCGCAGCGTCCCGCTTGAATGACTGGTTAGAGCGCATTTACGGAGAAAGAATATGACACCAGAAGAAGCGGACAAGAAACAACAATGGGCAGGAATGGATGGGGCTATCGCGTTCCAACTGATCGAGCGCCATGCGGACGGATGGGGCGAGATTGGCGAAATGATGAATGCGTGGCTTCGGACGAACATCGCACTCTCGCTTGATGAAGCAGCAGACGAGGAACCGATTAACGGCAACGAACTGGCACAGATTCGCGTGAGGATGAAGGCCGCTCGCGTGCGCTCTAACGCATGTTAGAAGTCAAGTATCAATGATCTACAAGGCCACCGCCAAAAAGTGACGAATCGGGCCGCATAAGGTCACACCGCCCGCCTAGTCTGGCGGCATGGCGCAAACCATCCCCACGACAGAACCCACTTCAGCCCGCTGCGGCGATACCTGGCAATGGCGACGCGAAGACCTGGCCGACTTTCCGGCTTCGTTGTGGACGCTGACCTATTACTTTCGCAGCGCTGCCGCCAAGTTTGACGTAGTAGCTAGCGCAGACGGCGCCAATTATGCCGTCACCGTCGCCAAAGCCACCACCGCGGCGCTGGTGGCTGGCGTTTATGACTGGCTGGCCGTGATCGAATCCGCCACCGAGCGCTTCGAGGCCGATGCGGGCCGCTTTACGCTGCTGCCGAACCTGGCCAAAGATGCCTTGCATGATGGCCGCAGCTTTGCCCGCCGCATGCTGGAAGCCATCGAAGCCGCGTTGGAATCGCGCGCCACCGGCGACCAGCTCGACATGATCAGCGCCAGCACCGGCGACCGCAACATCAGCCGCGACAAGGATCGCCTGATGCAGATGCGCACGCAATTCAAGCTGGAAGTCTCCCGCGAAGAACAAAAAGCGAGCGGCATCTACAAAACGCGCATCGTGGCGAGGTTTGCATGAAGATTCTGGATTTCTTCAAGCGCGACAAAGCAACGCCGGCGCCAAAGGCAAAGACCGGGCAACGGCTTTACTCTGGCGCCAAGGGTGGCCGCCTGATGTTTACCGCATCCGCCGGCTCGTCCGACAGTGAGCTGTATTCCAGCCTGCCGATCCTGCGCAACCGTTCGCGCGCCTTGTGCCGCGATAACGTCTATGCCAAGCGCGCCTGCATGGTCGTGGTCAACAACGTGATCGGCATGGGTGTCGGCGTGCAGGCGCAAGTTATGAACCAGCGCGGCCGCCTGCTGAACGACATCAACGACGCCATCGAGAAGACCTGGAAGGAATGGAGCCGCGCCGATACCTGCCACACCGGCGGCGCCTTGCACTTCTCGGATTTTGAGCGCGCGGCGATGTCGGAAGTGTTCCAGGCCGGCGAGGTCTTCATCCGCAAACATCGTCGCCCGTTTGGCGCCGGCACCATTCCGCTGGCGCTGGAACTGATTGAACCCGAGCGCCTGGCCGATGACTTTGAGATCAAGTCCACCAACGGCCGGACAATCATGATGGGCATCGAGCATGACGAGTTTAATCGTCCGCTCGCCTACTATTTCCACAAGCAGCATCCCAACACGATGCGCTTGACGCCGGGCAAGCAACTCGACGAGATCGTGCGCGTCGAAGCCGCCGATATCATCCATCTGAAGTTGACCGACCGCTGGCCGCAGATGCGCGGCGTCCCGGCCCTGCATGCGGCCATCAGCCGGCTGAACCAGTTGGGCGAGTTTGAAGAAGCCGCGGTGATATCAGCCCGCATCGGCGCCAGCAAAGTCGGCTTCTTTGAAAACCCGGAAGGCGAACAGGTCATCAAGGACGGCGAAGAAGCCGACGGCACGCCCAACATGACGGTCGAGGCCGGCGAATTCACGCAACTGCCGCCCGGCTACAAGTTCAGCTCCTGGGACCCGACCTACCCGAATGAAACCTTCGACCCGTTCACCCGCGACGCCCTGCGCGGAATCGCGGCCGGCGTCGGGGTCAGTTACGAAAGCCTGAGCCGGGATTATTCGCAAAGCAATTACAGCAGCAGCCGCCTGGCCTTGCTGGATGACCGCGACACCTGGCGCGTGCTGCAAGCCTGGTGGATGCGTTCCTTCCGCGATCCGCTGCATCGTGAATTCATGCAGGCCGCCGTGTTTGTCCGCGCCATTGCGCCGATAGACATCCAGGACTACGGCGCCAACCGCGCCAAGTTCGAGGCGGTCAAGTTCAAGCCGCGTGGCTGGGGCTGGGTTGATCCCGCCAAGGAAGTCAAAGCCTACAAGGAAGCCGAGCTGGCGGGCTACATCACCAAGACCGACATCATCGCCGCCACTGCGGGCGGGCTGGATATCGAAGACGTGATTGCCACCCGCCGCCGCGAGCTGGACATGCTGGAAGAAAACGACATCACCACCGACACCACATCGCCGCCGGTGGAAATCATGCCGCCGCAACCAGTGCCAGACGTGCCCGAAGTGCCCGAGGAAGAAGACGACAATGAGACATAACGCGCAGATCCGCCATTTTACCTTTGAAGCCACCCGCGCCGAGGATGGCCGCATCCCGGTGGTGATATCAAGCGATGCCGTGGTCGAAGTGCAGGACGGCCCGGAGATCCTGGTGCATAGCACGGAAGCGGTTGACCTTTCCCGCGCGCCGATCCCGATCATCGCCACGCACCGATCCGGCCAGATCAACGTCGGGCTGGTCGAGGATATCAGCTTTGCATCCGGCACCATGCGCGGCATCGCCCGCTTCGGAACCCGCTCGGAAGCAGCCGAACTGGCTCAGGACGTTATGGCCGGCATCATCCGATCCGTCTCGGTCGGCTATGCCCGCATCAAGGGTTATGTCCGCAACGATGGCGTGCTGATCACCACCCGCTGGATGCCAACGCATACCGCACTGGTCGCCGAGCCGGCCGACATCAACGCCGGCTTCTTCCGCGAACTTCCCGAATTCAATCTGACTGAACAACCCGATTTAACCCCGGCGCAACCCGCCACATCACAGGAGGCCATCATGGCTGAAACCCAAAACGCCCCGGCGGGCGTCATCGCCGACATCCAGATCACCGAAAACGGTGCTCCCGCCCAACGCATGAACATGCTGGAAATCGAAGGCAAGCGCAAGCTGGCCATCCAGAACCTGTGCCGTGCCAACGCGCTGGATTCACGCTTCGAGCGCGAATGGATCAGCGCAGGCGCCAGCCTGGAACAAGTCGCCGACGACATGATCAAGATCATGCAGGAACGCGGCAAGGACCAGATGCCGGCCGGCATTGGCATGAGCAAGAAGGAAACCGCCAATTACAGCGTCACCCGCGCCCTGCGCGCTGCGATGACCAAGGACTGGTCCAAGGCCGGCATGGAACTGGAAGCGCACAAGGCGGTGATGTCAGTGCATGGCGTCAATGCCCGCAGCGGTTCCAGCTTCTTCGTCCCAATGGAAGTGCAGGCCCGTTCGCAGGGTGGCCGCCGTGACATGACCGTCGCCGGCGTGTCCGGTTCGCAATATCTGGTCAACACCGACAACCAGCCCGGTAACTTCATCGATTTGCTGCGCAACGATTCCGTGGTGTTGAGCCTGGGCGCAACCCGCCTAACCGGCCTGGTCGGCAACATCACCATCCCGAAAATGACGGCCGGCGGCACCGCTTACTGGCTGGCCGACGAAAACACCGCGATTACCGAAAGCCAGGCCACGCTCGGCCAACTCTCACTGTCTCCGAAGAACGTCGCTGCGTTGACAGAAATCAGCCATCAACTGATGAGCCAATCCAGCCCAGACGTGGAAGCGATGGTGATGAACGACCTGGCGCAAGTTTTGGCGCTGGCGGTTGACGTGGCCGCGATTCGCGGTGCGGGTAATAACGGCCAGCCGCAAGGCATCGTTGGCACCAGCGGCGTCGGCATGTTTGACACCGACGACACCAGCACCTTTGCCGATGTTCTTGCCGCCCAAGTGGATGTCATGGCCGCTAACGCGCTGCGCCCTGGCTGCGCCTACGTTGCCGACCCGGCTTCTGCCGCACTGCTGATGGGTCGCTCGCGCTTCGCCAACACTGACACCCCGATCTGGAATGGCTCGCTGCTGGAAGGCATGATGGCCGGCTTCCCCTGCCGCGCCACCAACCAGATGGCTGCCAACACCATGCTGTTTGGATTGTGGCCAAGTGTTGTCGTAGCAGAATGGGGGCAATTAGAGTTAATGGTAAACCCCTATAGCGATTTTACCCGCGGGCTGTCTGCCGTGCGCGCCTGGTACGCCATCGACACCGGCATGCGCTACCCGACTGCGTTCAGCTACGACGCCACCGTCGCTTGATAGGGTGCAGGGCGATGAAACTTAAAGCCCTGCGCGGCCACTTCCTGGACGGCAACGTCCAGGCGGTGGGCAGCGTCTATGAAGCGCCGGAAAAACTGGCGCGCATGCTGATCCAGACTGGTAAGTCTATTCCGGCACCGGATGAGCCTGTGAAGCTGGCCAAGAAAAAACCCATGACCGCTGTTGATACGCCTGAACTGGTGCTCGGCGCGGTTGAACCTGAAAAGGATACGCCATGATTCCCTCCTCCATTTCGCAGGCGGTGACCACCATGCAACTGCTGGCGTCAGTCGATGCCGCAGCCACCGCCAACGCCACCAGCGCGGCCGGCATTGATGTGACCGATTATGATGGCTTTCTGATTGTCACGCAGAACGCCGGCATTCTGGATGGCGGCACCTTGATCGGCACCGTCATCACTTCGGCCTCCAGCAATCTGTCCAGCCCGACCACGGTGGGCACCTTCACCACGGTGAGCACTTCAAACGACCCGGCCGCCCAGTCGTTGTCGATTGAGCTGAACAAGTGCCTTCAATACATCGGCTACGTCGGCACCATCGTTACAGGTGGCGCGCTGGTCGGCTGTACTGCAATCGGTAAGAAGAAAACCGTTTAAGCGTTGATCGTCTCGGCCGCCTTGTCACCAGGGCGGCCCGGAAGATCAACCGGAGGCCCGCATGAGCCGCATCACCCTCGCCGACTACTTCGCCGGATATGTAGGCCATCCCGGTATCAGTGCCGATCATCGCGCCAGCGCAGAAATGCTGCTGGTGCAGGTCAACAAACTGCTGGCCAGCCTGGTGGAGTCCGGCGCGGCCGATTTGGACATCAACCCAATCACCGGCACGCTGATTGCTGGCGAGAAAAATGGCGGCTGGCGTCCGGCCGTCTGCCTGACCGGATCCGCGCACAGCAGTCACAAGGAAGGGCGCGGTGTCGATATCTACGATGCCGATGGCGACCTGGACAACGCCATCACCGACCCGCTGCTTGAACGCTTCGGACTCTACCGCGAGCACCCAGCGCAAACACGCGGCTGGCTGCACCTGACCAATCGCGCGCCGCGCTCTGGAAGAAGGACATTTTACGCATGAGATTCCTGCCCACCATCAAAGATAGCCGGGGCCGGGAAAGCCACACGCTGCTGTTTGTCGCGCTGGCTGCGCTGGTGCTGATCTACAAGTTCGCCGTCGCCGGTCTGATGCTTTGGGGGCTGACGTTTCCGGCCATGAGCGCCACGGAGTTCGGTATCGCCTTTGCCGCCGTGCTCGCCGTCTGGCTGGGGCGCGAGTGGACTGACAAAACGGGAAGCAAATGAAATGAAAATCGTAGAGAACGGAAAACACTACACGATCTTAATTCCTGATGAGTACATCGGCGGCAAGGTGGCTGCATTAGATGAGTCTGGTTGGTTATCTCTAGGTTATGTCGGAGAAGGGAGCCTCCTTATTGACAATTCCGAATGGGCCGATTTCTTCAAGTTCATCAACGAAATTGACGCCTACCGCAAAACGTGGCCGATAGAGAAATGAAATGCTTGCGTTTTTCAAGATCATCCGAAGCCCCATTACGCAGTGGATTGGCCTTGGCCTTGTTGTCGCCGGTCTTTGTGTTGGCGGCTATCTGGCTGTGTTTAATCGCGGCATGGCTGCTTGCGAAGGAAGGCATCAACTGGCTGCGGCTGAAGCTGCGGCGGCAGCGCATCAAAGATATCTGTCTGAAGTCGCGCGGGGTGACGCGATCAGCGCGGAACTTATCAAAACGCAGCGGAGGCTGAACGATGTCAAGACCGAATACCTGGCGTATGCCAACGGCATTACTGGCAACTGTCCTGCTGATCTCGGGGTGCTCGTCAATGCCGCTGTATCAGGCGCCGGAATGCCCCAAGCCGCCAGCCGACCTGTTGATCCGTCCGCAACCATTGCTGCCGCTCTTGTTGCCGCCAATGTTGCCGAAAACTATGGACGCGCCAACGCCTGCATCGCCCAATTCAACGCGCTCATTGACTGGCATCAACCTGAAAAGGCTGTGAAGTGATGGAACGCATGCTCAAAGCCTTCGACGACTGGATTCGCCTAGCTGAAAACGGCCGCGTGCCGGCCTACTGGGCAATGCTGGCCTTCGCTGCCGGCTGGGTTGCACGTGAGGCCATCGAGTGATCCCCGCCGACATGATCGCCGCCATTCGATACCAGCACCCGCACATCGCCGAGCGCATCGTGCAGACCTGGGGCGATCCGCTCTGTGCGAGCTACATGACCGACCTGATGCTGCCGTCGCGCTACGGGCGGCAAGGATTCAACGAAGCGGCCAGCGGTGCGCTGATGGGACTGATCGAACTGCACGACAAGCTGCACCCAACCATGTCAGACGTGTGGGGAATGCGATGAACTGCCTAACCTACGCCTTCGGTAAATGGCTGCGTGAAGGCGGCTATGTGCTGATGCGTAGATCGCGGCTGGCTGAAGAGTTTGGCATCGTCAGCAAGTGGCACGTAATCCGACTGGTTCCGCATTTTTTGCATCGCGGATATGACCACGTTGTCACCCAATACACGGCAAGCGAAGACCAAAAGATCAAAGACAAACAACGCGGGCTGTTTATGACCTGGATCAACCTGTGGAACTTCGACGGCGTGATCATTGGCGACGACAAAAAGGCGGAAGCATGAGCAACGGAGACGACTTGATTAAAGCGCATGAGATGGAAGCATGCCGCGACAAGGTTGAAAACAAGATGCTGCTTCTGGAGGCGCAGATGATGCACAAGATCGACGGGTTGCAGTCCGACATGAAGACGGTCAAGGCGGCACTGAACGAACTTCTGACGCGCAAAGAGTTTGAACCCTACAGACTGGTGCTGATCGGGCTGATTGGCGGTGTGCTGATGGCGGTCGTAGGTGGCCTGATGGCAATGCTCATTGGGGGCATCAAGTGATGAAAGAACAACTGCGCGACTGGAAGACATGGGCGCTGATGGCGTTCATCGCCTTGCTCATATCGGTGACCATCAGAATGAGTTACGAGGTGTTCAGCGGAAACGATGAACACGTCAAAGAGACGCAAAGAACGCACGCCATATTCGATGATCGTTTAACCCGACTCGAACTTGGCAAGGTGGCATCCACAGCAAAACGCTACACGTCAGACGACGCTGCGCGAGACAAGGCTGAACTGATCGCCCATATCAATCGCGTAGACGCACGGGTATCGGATCATCTCAAGCAAGAATCCGCCGAGCGCATCGCCCACGACAAAAAATGCAAGATGCGGTGGGATGACGTGGCCGTACTGAAAGCCAGAGTTGCCACGCTTGAGGCGATGAAATAACGTAACCCAAATCTACCAATTTAAGGAGCAACACTATGGCAGCAGGAACATTCACTCTTTACCGGGCTAACCTCGATGATCTGTCTATGCAGGACATCGCAGGCACGACTGTAAAACTGGCTTTGGTCACAAGCAGCTATACCCCGGACGCGACCAATACCGGCCATGATCTATGGGCTGACGTGTCGGCCAACGAGATCGCCAACGGTAACGGCTACACAACTGGCGGCGCGACACTGGCCAATGATGCCGCGAGCACCATCACCAACGGCTTTAAGTACGACTCAGACGACCCGAGCTGGACAGCCTCTGGCGGCAGCATCCCGGCATGGCGTTATGGTGTCATGTACCTGTCAGGCACCGTCGCCGGTATGGTCAACCCGCTGGTCGGGTACTTCCTTGGCGACAGCGCCCCTGCCGATGTCCCCGCCACTTCTGACGGCAACCCGCTCACCATCCAGGTCAACGCATCTGGCTGGTTCAGCACGACCCAGGCTTGATCATGGCAATAACCCTACTCCACCAGACCAAGCTCCAATTCACCAAGCGGCTGCGGGATAAATACCGTTCTGCAGAGAAGATGGAGGCTTGTCGAATGGCGCATAAAATCCTCAAGCATCTGGAGGATGGGGATATCACCACGGCAAATTGTCTCAACGCCTGGAACATGATTCAGGCGGAGTGGGATGCGAAGCTGGTGAAGTTGCAGGCAAGAAAGGCTAAATGGCTGGCTTACAAAGCGGCAGAGAACGCAGCAGATGACGAGGGAGCAGACTAATGGCTATTGTTACCACTGAAATTAGCAGCGTGCATGGGGATGCAGATAAGCAGCGGCTTGCATACTATCGCTGCAAAGATTCTCAGGGTGTGTGGCATAGCTACGGCCCTGTAATAATCAATGACGCAGCGTTTGATATCCAGGGATACAAGACGGTTGTTGCGGCAAAAATGGAAGATCAACTGGCTGAACAAGAAGCCAACGCGCTGATCGGAGAATGATATGGCAGCTGGTGTTTATTATGTAGACGATGGCGGGGATGGCTCACAGGCAAACGATTCAACCGGATCGTGGGCTACTGCGGATACCAGTGTATTCGACCTAAACACGTTAGTTACAAGCTACGAGTCTGGGGATGTTGTTTATTTTGGACACGACTCAGTAGACCCTAAAGCCTACGGCGGCGCACTTACGATAACAGGCCCGACATCTGGCGATCCGGCTTTATTTATTTCTGCAACTCAAGGCAGCAATCCAGTTACTTATGCGGCCAGCGCAACAGATCAAATTCAGACGACTGACGGTAGTTACGATATAGTCTTTAGCGGTATATTCTCAATTATTGGTTTACAGATAGCATCTGGAAGGCATATTAATTTACATTCTCCTGCTTCCTATTGGCAAGCGTCAAAAGACATTGTTTTTAAGCTTGGCGCTAATGGTGGTTTGTCGCTTGGTGGAGCTATTACTACAAAAGTAAGTATAGAAGACTGCATAATTGATTTAAGTGCTGACGGAACAACGACTAGAGCCGGAGCAGTAATTAATATTTATGGTGCTGTTGACATTAGCAGAATTGGATTCACAAACCCAGGATATAGGACTGGAGTTATCATTGCTGCAAACACCGCTCCATCTCATATTGTTGGAAATATTACTGCTGATTTTTCAGGATTTACCAACGGCACAACGTGTGAGATTTACAGCGCATCATTAAGTAATGGCAGGATTAATTTCAATAATTGCAAAACAATAGCCAATCCAGTTTTCTTTGATACGACTTATCCGCGTGCTGGTGGAGAGTGTTGGTTTTACAACTGTGGGCCTGACGATTCAAGAACAGATCTCGCTGGAAGAACGTATAACGGCACACTGATATCAAGTTCGATATACCGTTCATCAGGCGCTTCCATTGCTTCTACCGGATTTAGTTGGTTGATAACGACCGATGGGAATGCAACCTGCTCTGAGCAAACCCCATTCAAATCACCCTGGATATATGGGGATTTGGCGAGTACCGGCAGCAAGACATTTGATCTTTATATCACCAACGACACAGCCGACTTTACTGATGCTGAGGTATGGCTTGAGGTAGAGGCGTCTTCTGAAACAGATGAGCAAACATGGACACGGGTGTCGGATACGCGAGTTACGATATTAACCACGGCTGCCGCGCAAACAGACGATACAACGAGTACATGGAATGGTGCCGGGCCGAGCTATACCTACAAGCAAAAGCTGAGTGTTACTGCTACGGTTGCGGAAACTGGGATTTACCGGGCTAGGGTTGCTGTGGGGGTTTCTGGCATCGCATCAAGCCGATATTTGCATATCGACCCTAAAGTAACAGTAAGCTAAAATGGCTTATCTGATACCGGGAGCGGGCGTTGTAGATATAAGCGGTTCTGCGCTTATCCCTGGCGCGGGGGTTGTTCAAGTTGAGTCAGGCGGCGCCGGCACAACCGTAATCCCAAGCTCGGGGAGCATCACCGTCAGTGGCAGCGCCCCAACCGTCAGCCAACCAAGGACGCTTTCCCCGTCTGCTGGCTCAGTTTTAAGCCTCGGTTATGCCCCGACCGTAAGCCAAGGTGCGAGTGTTTCTCCCGGTGCTGGCGCAGTCGTTACGCTTGGATATGCCCCCGCGATCAGTCAACCGCATACCGTCTCACCCAGTGTCGGAGCTATTACCGTCACAGGCTACGCGCCAGAAATCAGCCAAACCATCGGCATTCGCCCTGGCGCAGGAGCCCTTGTTGTAGCGGGTTACACGCCAACAATCAGCCAGCCTCGTACCATCAGTCCAGGCTTTGGGTCCTGTGACATCCTGGGATACGCGCCCACTGTCAACCAATCCGCACTTATCCAGCCCGGTGTCGGGCAGATAGTCGTCCAGGGCTACGCGCCGTCAATCAGCCAACCGCGCAGCATCGCTATCGGTGCGGGGGCGGTATCGCTGGTCGGGTATGCGCCAACGATAAGACAAATCGGACTTTCGCGGCCACTCGGCGGCACGTTGTCCATCCCGCTCGAATATCGCGCGCTGCGCATCGCCAATGAAAACCGCACAAGGACAATCACATGAGCACCACATTCCACGTTGATGCGCTTGGCTACTGGATCGAGAAAGACCCGCAGGCGGTGCTGGATTACGCGATGGACTGGTCCGACTGGCTGGATACCGACACCATCACCGGCACGCCGGTCTGGACCATCGACAGCGGCATCACCAAAGACAGCCAGACGAACACCACCACCACCGCCACCGCCTGGCTATCCGGTGGCGTGCTTGGGCAGACCTATACCGTAACCTGCCGCATCACCACCGCTGGCGGCCGCACCGATGAACGCAGCTTCCGGCTCAAGATCGTCGAGCGGTAAAAAGTGACGAATCGGGCCGCATAAGGTCACACCGCCGGCCTAGTCTGGCGGCATGGGTATATACTTCTCCGTCATCGAATCTAGCATCAACGCCGCCTGCATTGGCGCGCTGGCCAATGTCGCGGCCACGCTGGAAAGTGGTGCCGTGGTCAGCGGCATCCTGTCGAAGCCGAGCGGCGCGCAGATGGGGATAATGTCCACCTCGCCTGAACTGGTCGCCAAGACGGATGACCTGGCGACGGTTGCCAATGGCCAGACTATCACGATCAATGCCGTCGCCTATACCGTCCGCGCCATCGAGCCGGATGGCACCGGCATCACCCGGCTGACGCTGGAATGAGCCACACCCACACGCAGATCCGCACCGCAATGGCCACCGCGCTGACCGGCCTGACCACCACCGGCGCCCGCGTTTATGCGAACCGACTCTACCCGCTGGACACCGCCGAGCTGCCCGGCCTGCGCATCTACCTGGATGCCGACAGCCTCACGCCGGAAACCATCCACGCGCCGATCACCTACGGCCACGAATTGACCCTTAGCGTCGAAGCCTGCGCCCGCGCCGGCAGCGGCCTCGATGACACGCTCGACCAGATCGCGCTCGAAGTAGAAACCGCGCTTGCCGCCGGTTTGACCGTCTCCGGCAAATACCTCGAGCCGGTGCTGACCGCCAGCCAATACGACGACGAACCCGGCAGCCCGCCTGTCGGCGTCAAACGCCTCACCTTTTCCATAGCGTATTTCACCGCCGGCAACGCCCCGCAAACCCTCATCTAAAGGAATCTTCACATGGCAACAGTTCGCAAATGGTCCGGCGTGGCAGTGGCCATGCAATCCGCCCTCGGCGCCAACAAGACAATCTCGGCCATAGCGGTCGGCGCCACCGCCACCGTCACCGCCACGCACGACTTCAGCGCCGGCGATTATGTCGTGTTTAACGTGCTCGGTATGAGCCAGTTGAATGGCAAGGTTTATCGCGTGCTGTCAGTCAGCACCACGGTCAGCTTCGTGATCGAAGGCACTGGCAGCGCATCGCTGGATACCACCGGCTACTCCGCGTTTACCAGCGGCACCTGCAACAAGATCACTTTCGGCACGTCGATCACGACCGCGACCAGCATGTCGGCCAGCGGCGGAGACTTCGACTTCATCGACACCACCACCATCCATGATCTGGTTAAATCGCAGACCCCTGGCACTGCCAACCCGTTGTCCTATTCCTTCGACAACCTGTGGGACGCCAGCGATGCCGGCCAGATCGCCATGAAGGCAGCTTCCGATTTGCAAGCGCAGCGCGCCTTCAAGTTTACCTTTGGCACTGGCGGCCCGATCATGGTGTTCAACGGTTACATCGGATTCACCGGCGCACCGACCGGCAGCGCGCAGGATAAAGTCGTCTCGCCGGCCGTTGTCACCGCCTTCGGCACCCCGACTTACTACGCCTCCTGATGAGCCTCGCCGATAAACTCCGCGCCGCGCGGCTGTCGCAGGTCGTGGCCGATGGCCACACCTACAGCATCCGCCGGCCGACCGACGCCGAAGCCGTCACCCTGGCGCAATCCTCCGGCCTGGAACTGGTGCGCCAATTCGTCGCCGGATGGGATCATACCGAGCTATCCCTCGGCATTCCTGGCGGCAGCGGCGTAGTCGTGCCGTTCGACGTGGAATTATGGGCCGAGTGGGTATCCGATCAACCGCAAATCTGGGGCGTGCTGGCCGACGCCATCATCGCCGCCTATGCCGCGCACACCGAGAAGCGCGAGGCAGACGCAAAAAACTGATTGCCTGGCTGGAGCGCTGCCAGCTCCCGCTTCCGCCAGGCCCGCCACCCAACCCGCTCGCGGTGCGGGCATGGAACTTGATGGGCGGCCTCGACTGGGCGGCATTGCCCATCGTGGCCGAACTGCTCGGCATTGACGATATCGACGAACTGATCCACCAACTAGCGACCTTGCGAGACAATCATGGCGGCCAATAGCACCCAGATCACCCTGACCGCCAGCAACCAGACCGCCGCCGCCTTCGCCCAAGTCAACCGCGCGCTGGGTGGCCTGAAAACTTCCGCCGCCAGCGTGCTGTCCAGCTTTGGCGGTCTCGGCAGCGTGCTAACCGTTGGCGGCTTCGTCGCCTTCGCAAAATCGACGATTGATGCGGCCGATTCGATGAACGACCTGGCCACCGCCACCGGAACCAGCGTCGAAAGTCTCGCGTCCTACAAGCTCGCCGCTAAACAATCCGGCACCAACGTCGAAGGACTGGCGAAAGGGCTGGGCAAGCTGTCCGTTTACATGGGCAAGAATGCCGACGAAGCCGCCCGCCTTGGCATCACCGCGCGCGATCCAGTCGCAGCCTTCGCGCAACTTGCCGACACGCTTTCCAGCGTGCAAGACCCGGCAGAACGCAACGCGCTGGCCGCCAAGGTACTCGGAAAGAGTTACACCGAACTTATGCCGCTGCTGGCGCAAGGCGGCGACAGCCTGCGCGCCCAGGCCGCCGCCGCCGGTCCGTATGCGGAAAGCATGGCGAAGATGGCGGTGCAGGCTGATAAGTTCAACGATGCGCTGGCCAAGATCGGTCAAAGCGCTGCCGTTTCATTGTTGCCGCTGGTCAGCGCGCTGGCAAAAGTGGCGGAAGGATTCGACAACGCGGCAAGCTCGCAAACATCATTCCTCGGCGGCGCGGCATTGGGCGTCAATATTTTCAACAGCGCCGGCCAGCAACTCAATGACCTGCGCGAAGAAATCAAAGACCTTGAAGAACAGAAGCAAACAGCATCATCGCTTGGCCTGGGCGAATACAAATCCATCCAGTTCAAAATCGACAAAGCGAAACAACTGAAAGCCGTTCTGGAAGAAGTGCAGCGAAATCAGGCGCTGGCGGATAACGACCGGCTGGGAACGGCAAACTACAAGCAACCATCTGGCAAGACTGGCGGGTTTGAATACATTGACGAGGAAGCGCTTAAGTCTGCTGAATCTATGCAAGCCAGCCTGCGCAAAGCCTTCGACATCAAACCGCTGGACGACTTCATTGCTTCATTCGGCGACCGTGCGCAAAAGATCAAGCAGGAATATGCCAAGCTGGCCGTCGATATCGGCGGCAAGAAGGAAGGCCCGGCCACCGGGCTGGATGTTTCATCCGACATCGGCGCGGCTAAGGGTGCCATCGCCGGCGGCGACACGCTGAAGGCGGATGCGTTGGTCGAGCGCGCAAAGGCCGGGCTGAAAGACCTGGCCAGCTTCGAGCAAAGCTATTACGCCCGCCAGTTGCAGGACATCGAGCTGGGCATGAACGCCGCCGCGCAGAAGACCGCCGAAGCCAGCCGAGAGAGTCTGAAAGCCGTGATGGACAAACAGGCCGCCGAACTGGCCAAGATGGACCCGATCCACGTGCCCATCGCTGCCGAAGCAATCGCCAACGATCTGCGCGCGACCATTGACGTTATCCGCAAGGAACTGGCCAACAACCCGCTGATCATCCCGGTGCAAGCCAGCGGCGGCACCGACATCGCCCGCGCCGCGGCCAAAGTGGGAGCCAGATAAATGCTGCACGACATCATCATCGGCACGGTGCGGGTCGGCTTCGATGCCGCGCATCAACTGACCCAGACTTACGAACCGCTTGGAGGTCGCAGCCTACGCCGCAAGCTATCCGGTGCGGCGCATGTGCAAAACAATTGGAGCAAGTGGCGCACCGTAATCAGCGGCAGCGGAAGGCTCCCGGAAGGGCTTGGCAATATCGACCCAGCCGCCAGCGTCTCGATTTACTGCATGGCGCCGATGTCGATCACCGAAGCCGACAACAGCATCCTGCTTCCCGCCTCTCGCCGCACCGACTGGTCACCGCATGGCTACGCCATCGTGGACGGCCGCATGGTGCCGACCGGAATAAGCATTGCCACCAACACCGCCACGCTGACCACCGTTTCCGGCGCCACGCATTACGTCGCCGTGTATTACCCGATCCTGACCTGTTACTGTGACAAGCCAACGCTGTCATTCTCCGGTCGCGGCACCGTGGCAGGCTGGACACTGACCGCTGAGGAAGCATAAATGCCGACGATCTATGCGTGCGGGCCGAATGCTGATTATGATCTTGGATTTGGTGACAACACGGCGCGCACAACATTTTCCGCGTTGTCTGGAGAATGGAAAAAAATAGTTTCCAAAACATTAGCGTCTGGCAATAAAGGTGGTGCCGGAATCAAGTCTGATGGTACGTTGTGGGCCTGGGGAGACAACGATTACAACGTGTTTGGGCTGCCAAATGCGAGCTACACCACGCCAACACAGATTGGGAGCGTAAATACTTGGGTTGACGTGTCGCTTGGCGATAACCACATGGCTGCCATCAAAGCGGATGGAACATTGTGGACGTGTGGCCGAAACACTGACGGACAATGCGGACTCGGCAACACAACCTCGCCGGTCAGCACCTTGACCCAGGTAGGGTCACTGACCACATGGGAAAATGTGACGGCGGGTTATCTGAATACCCACGCAATAAAATCAGACGGTACGTTGTGGTCATGTGGTGACGGTTACTTTGGCCTAAATGGAGACAATACCGAAGATACTGACCGATCTTCGATGGTTCAAGAATATTCTGCATCCACTAACTGGTCATCTGTTTCGCACAATTATAGCCACGTCATCGGCGTAAAAAGTGATGGTACATTATGGGCATGGGGAAAACAAGATTTCGGTCAGTGCGGCCAAGGTGTTGACGGGCCGACTTTATTTAGGCCGACGCAGATAGGGTCTGGAACGACATGGATAAAGGCTTCCGCAGGCTATTACATCACCCACGCAATAAAATCAGACGGCACGTTGTGGGCGTGCGGTAGAGGGTATTTATATGGGCTTGGCACCGGAAGCGAAACAAACCAACTTTCTTTGGTTCAAATAGGGTCGTCAAATAACTGGTTGGATGTTGACAGCGGATATCTATCTGCAATAGCAATCAACTCTGAACATGATGTTTATATTGTTGGGTACAACCAAAATGGCGTTTTAGGGACAGGCGATAGCGTTAATGTCCAAACATTTACCAATCTGTCTCTGCTTTACGATGTTGATTCCGTTTATCTGGTGCAGCAAGCTGCGTTTTTAACGGAATTAGCGCAAGGTTACGCTTTTGCTCCGATCACCATCACGGTTGACCAAGCATATAACGCAACAGCACCGATATCCGTTACGGTCGGCCATCAAAACGGAACCGCCAGCGCGCCGGTCAAAGTCAACGTGCGTAGCAGCGGAACCGCCGTGGCAGCCATGCGCGTGGCCGTCGTTGATGATCTTGATACAACTGCCTGGACCGTCGGAATCACACTGGGTGGCGTAGATATCTCTGCCAGGTTGACTGGCGCAATCCGCATCGATGCGGAAGAAGCCGCCGCGCGCACCGCCGAATTTGCGTTTTTCCCGGCGTCGGGTGAACTCGACCCCGCTGATTTATTGAGCGCGCAGGTCGTTATCAATCTGATCAGGGTAATTGATGCCGTGCAGGTTCCAACCCGGATATTTACCGGCGTGGTTGAAATTGCCAACTTCGACCCCGTTGCCGGGCTGATAATACTGTCTTGCCATGACGACCTTAAAAACAAGTTATCGGCATTGAGCATCGACCAAATTGATGCGCTGACCTATAACTCGCTGGCCCTGGATTATTCACCCGGTGCGTTGGGTGCGGCTGCGGCGGATCGATGGGATTATGCGCAGGCGCGCATGGAATGCGTCAGCGGCGCGCTCGATGCTGGGGTTTATGGCCAACTCAGGTCAACTTCATTTGCCGGAAGCGCGAGCTGGGGTACATTTGCTGCCGCCGATATATTTGATGCCAGCATTAGCATTGATCTGCCGCAACGCTCCGACATCATCAACAAGGTGATCATTGATTTTGAATATCGCCAGCATCGCTGCCGCGAGCGGCATGCCTATATCGCCTGGGCGAACACGATCATCGGCGGCACCGACTCGCTAGCCTCCGGCTATCAAAGCCCATCGATTGATGCGGTCAAATCTGCCGTCGAGGGTGTTGACTGGGAACCGATCAGCGCATCCTATAACTACGGATACCAATATGTAAAAACCAGTGCGCCAAGCGGCCAAGTTGAAAACGGCGACTGGTGGTATGTTGGCACGCAAACCGCTTGCGGCTCAATGGTCGCTGAACTAGGCCAGCGGCATGCGCAGCCATTCACTGAGCAATACGAGATCACAGTAACGTGCGCCAGCAGCGCGCAAACCTTCGGCTATCGGGAAAAAGAACTGCGCGGCGCGGTTTCGACGGATTGGGATCCTGGCGAATGGGAGCGCGACTGGACCATCACTACGCCAGATGCCACAACGGAAGAAGTAGACTATGCCGGAACACAGGATCGCACGATCGCCGACGAAGCCATCAAGACATTGTGCATGATGGCACAACGCCAAATCCTGCAAAGCCATCGCACATGCCGCGTCAACTTCGATATTCCGTGCCTGCCGGAGATCGACCTGATCCATTACGCCAGCATCGATACAGATTCCATTGATGCCAGCGGCAAGATTGCGCGCATCCAGCACCTGATCGACATTGATGCAGGCAGCGCAAAAACAACGCTGACCCTGGCGGTCAATGGCGTGGGCGCAGTTGGCGGCGCAACCAATACCGTGCTGCAAACCCCACCACCGCCGCCCGTATGGGGGCCAGGCCCGGACGATGCGGAAGGCTGGATTGATGACACATGGGTGATGGATTTGCCAACGCTGTCACGTTACGTCGGCAGCGTGACCAACCATAGCTGGAGCGAAAATTACAACGGCTATCTGGTCAACGCGCCGGAATATCTCAGCGTCGTCAATTTCACGCTTGGCATCACCGTCCAGGTTGAAAACCCATATTACGCCGTCGGATGGGAATTCCCGCAAACCGGATTCAAAGTGACCATGCCGCGCGTTTATGAAAATTACCGTAGTGCACCGGCAATCAAAACCATATCGGATGAGCGCACGTGCATTGTCACAGCCTCGAATCCGCTTACCCTGACGATTGGAGCCTGACATGGCAATCACCTTTGGTTTTTTCTTCGATAGCGCATTGACTCAGCCAGTTGACGCCGATAACCCCATAACATTTACCTTTGCTGGTGCGGATTCTGGCGACATTCAGCTTTGGTTTGGGTCTTTGACTAGCAGCGTCAAGGTGCAAGCTACCAGCACGCCGGGCACCGATCCGATCACCATTACCCCGACCGATTCAAATAGCGGTTCCGGCGAACCCAACACGGCAATCAAGCTCGCCACCAGCCAGGGCGCGCTTACCGCCGCGACTGCTGGCGCCAGCTTGGCCATTGGCACTACGATCAATAGCAGCACGGGAAGCGCATTTCCTTTCTGGCTGCGGATCACCAACGCGCTCACCACGGTCGGGGTTTATACCGACCTGAGCCTGGTCACCAACGATCTGACCGAAACGGCACAATAATGGATTCCCGCACACAGGCCAGCATCCAGCGCCTGGCAAAACAGCGCGCTCCTATTGATCCGCTTCAGCCCGTCGCCGCGCCGAAACAAATCCTTGCGACCACCGCGCTAGGGCGAGATCCGTCATCATCCGCGTCGGGCAGTGGCATCGCCAGCCCATTAACCGAGACAGCGCGTTCCCTACATGCCACGCAGGCCGTTTCCAGTGATGGCTTATTCGTCTGGTCGTTGCCGGACACCATCACCATGAGCGATGCCAACGGCGTCACGGTCGAATTCATCTACGCAGCGCCATGATCACGACCCCGTTTAGCGGCGTGTGGGGTTTTCCGTGGCATGGAAAATGCAAAGGTGGAGAGATCGACGGCTACGCAAAAACATTCAACCAGCCGCCGAATGGCAATGCTTGGTTGATCGACATGGGGCTGCACTCCATCAGCTTGACCACAGAAGAAGCCGCCGAAGCAACTGCCAATGACTACAACTGGCGAAATTACGCCTTGATCAGTGGCGGCCAGGTTTACGATACTGCGCTGCCATCAGACAGTTTTATCCATGTTGACGAAGACAATAAATGCTGGCTGGTTACGCTGGCTTATTCCTACCCGGCCAGCAACACGCTGCGCATCACCGCCAGCATAAAGCGATTCGGCGTTTTTGGATTTGGAGAGGCTTCCGCAATAACAAAGACATCCGATGTTTCTTGCGAAAACATTGAACTTGGCGGCTATTCATCAAGAGAAGGCTGGCTTAACGACGTTTGGACAAATGGTGGAAAGGTATTGGTCGGCGTTGGGCTTATTACAGGGAGCGGATCGACCACAATAAGGGATTTATTCTCGGTTGTTGAACTGCTTATTTCAGGCTCAGGCAGTTCTGATGGCAGCACACTGACAATATCCGCAAGCGAGATAATCGGAAATTCTGATTTGTCACCGGGCAGCTTTGTTATTAATCCAACAAACTATGTTACCGACGTTGAGCCTTTTATAAGCGGATCGCTATATGCTAGTACGGCGCCGGCGGTTATTGATATTTATGAAATTGTTCATACATGCCAAATTGGCGATCCGGCAGATACAATAGAATCAAGGCGTTTTTATTCTGCGTCTGAAGCGGATAAAGATTATTTCTGGTATGGTGACAGCCCAACCGGCTATGGCGGTGGCATGTCTGTTCCAGATTATGAGTCGAGTGGTGCGATATATGCAAAAGAATCTTTTTATAGCAGCGCAGGAATTGCAAAAGTTTTACGCATAAAATATGAAGTTACCACAGAAAATCACATTACCGGGTTTGATGGCCCATACTGTTCTGGATTCAGATATACATATTGCAATCAGCTTCCAACAAATAATGCGATAACATGGAATGACAAATATTTAGCAGGAAGCACAAAAAAGACATTATCTGTATTGGTTAATAGCGATGTGATTGATGACATAGGAACTATCGAGTTTTGGACTGGATTTCAACATTCTCTTTCTGAGCTGCTTTTAGATAGTGGCCATACATCAACAATTACGCCAACCGGAACGGAATTAACTGGAAGTCTTGCTGGACATTTTGACGAAGAAACAGACATTTTTGACGAATCAAAATTTTCCGTGTTACTAGGAAAATGGAGATATAAAATAACACCGTCTACAAATTTAATAAGTACATCAACTGGTAAATATTTAGGATTACAGGCCATTAATGCAAAAGCGTCTGCCTTATATTTCGCAACCGCATCAGATTCGGCCAGAAATTATGGCTCAATCGCAACGCCGCTTGGCACAAAAACGACAATATTAACGCCGAGCGGAAACCTATATTTTGCCTGGCAACGCAAGACAGGCGACTTTGTGTTTGACGATGTGCCAGTTTGTTATGTGTGAGGCTGAATATCATGAAATGCGTAAATGTCCCGAAAAATGTCCCGATGACGCACCGTCCTAGTTCCTATGCGATAACTTGTTTCCTTCACACGGCGGGGGTCACAGGTTCGAACCCCGTACTGCCCACCATATAATCAAAGACTTATCCAGCTTTCGAGCGGGCTTTTTTCTGACTAAAACCGTCAGAAACTGTGTCAGACCGTGGTGAAGGCCTTTCACCGATCCTGCGTATCAGCCTACGCATTCATCCCATTGTTTGGTGTGCGTCTCGTCAGCACTGAATCCGCATACATAGTTGTCACGTTGGCAACACCAGATGGGTTTAAATCCCTGCTGTATTCACGCAGGGCTGCGCGTAACATTTCGATTTCAGCAACTTGTGAATCAGCCAGCCGTTCCATTTCAGCAAGCCGGCATGCGTCCTGCATGGGTGTAGTGGCATTAATTTCCTCCGGGCCGTCCGCCCAACAAACCATATTGCCGGCGTTATAGTGCATCGCAATACACCTCGCCGGCACCCTCTATCTGTTCATCAGACACGCGCAGAATCCGCATTATTTCGCCAGCGTCAAACTTGATCGGCTTCTTGCGTGTGTTTCCATCAACGAATAAATGCAGTTTTCCGCTATGTACCTGGATGATGTGTTTATCCAAGTGAAAATCAATTCTGCGTATCGTCATGTCATCCTCTCTAAAAAATCCCCGCCAGCGATGACTCATACCCCTGCAACCCGATCACTTTCGGCTCGCGGTGCGCGATCATGTATTTGCTGCCAAACGTCACCCGCACGGTGCCGCGCTCTGTTGGTGTGCGTTTAACCGCTTCTATCTGGTCTTTCTTCGGCAGTTCTGGGGCGCTGTTTGGCGGAATGACGATGGCGTCCTTTTTGATTTTGCGTTGATGGTATCTTTTCAAGTCGTCGGCGCGCGTACAGACCCGGCAAACGCCGGACAATCGGCCCTTGTATCGACTGGACCAGTATTCCGTTGTTTCCGGCCAGGGTGCGCTGCACCTTATGCAGGTTTTCATGCTGAAAGACTCCGGCGATCTTTGGCGCGCTCAAATACGGTGATGCCATCCACGACGATTCGCTCCGGTCCGCCAAGGCGGCGCGAAGTCTGTATGCGGTTGGCGATGTCTGGCCCAAACTGGGCGGCCAGTCTTTGCCGGCGGCGGCGGCTGATGGTGGCCTGCTTTTGCGCGCGCGGTCGGGCTTTGTCTTTGCCCGGCCCCGCGGCATAGACGGAAGACGCTTGGCCACACCGGCCGATCCGTATCCAGTCGGACACGTGAATGATGCCGCCGGTTTTTAGCAGGACGCGCAGAATCCGGTGTGCATAACCGGGCGCGATCCCGACGCTTTCGGCGATGGCGTACATCGACAGCGGTCCGCTTTGCTGAAGCGACTCGACAACCCGGTGCGCGGCCATGCTGGTTTCGACATAGACGGTGTTGTTGCTGATGCCGCGCTTCGGCCGTGGTTGATGCTCCCCAGCGCCGAATCGATACAGCGCGACCTGGTGATATCTGCTCTCCGGCGGCTGAATCCAGGCGCAGACATGCACCAGCCCGCAGGCGCGGAACTCGCGCAGGATGCCTTCCAGCGAGCGCGGCGAGACAAACGCGCGGGCACTGATCTCGGCAGTGGTGATGTCGCCCTGTTGCAGCGCCAGCCAGACCCGCTGCGCCTGGGCGGATTGGGTGTAGCTCATGGATTGATCGCCTCCGTCACCGCGTTTTCCAGCGCCTGAATCGACCGTTGCACAAAGCCTTGATGGCCGGGATCAAACACGTGATACCCGCCGGCGCGGTGGATGGCGTTGAGCACCGCCGCCCCGGCGCCAACGACGTTGGTCTGGCGTAGCAGTTTGGCGCGCAGTTGACTGATTTCGGCCAGTAGGTCGGCATAAGTTGGCATGGGGCGGTTTTCTTCGATGGGTTGATCGTGGTCTGGGGTGGTCATGCGCGTTAATCGTCCTGCGTTCCGTCAAGTGTTGGCGTGCTGTCGTCGCCAATCAGCATCTTGCCCATGTGACTGATTTTGTGAGTGGCCATGCCTTCTTTTCGCAGTTGCATGCTGACCTTGGCGACGTTGACTTCGGCCTGCATGCTGGCGGTCAATTCCTTGGCCAGCGCGGCGATGGCCTGCGCTTTTCCCGTGTCCATTTTTCCGGCGCGGACTTCCTGCATGGATTCGGCAATCATGCGGCGAACGTCGCCTGATGTACGGATAACTTCAAGCATGGTTGTTCTCCTGATTGGTTTGCTGGATTTGCTGGTTTAGTTGTCTGACCAAGCGGGTCATGGCGAGCTGCTCGCGCTTGAGTTCGAGAAGTTCGGGGGGAACTTCTGAGACTTTAATTTGCAACAAGGTCGCAACATAAGACGAACTTAATCGTTCCTTTTCCGCCTTTTGCTTAGCCCGCACTTTCTCGTGGTTTGCTTCGTACCAGGCCTTTTGCGCCGCCCGCATTTTCTCCGGGTTTGCTTCGCGCCTAGCCTTGAGCTTCGCCAGCTCTTTCTCGCGGTTTGCTTCGTACCAGGCCTTTTGCTGAGCCCGCACTTTCTCCTTCCACGCCGCTTCCTGTTCCGGCGTCATGTTCTTAGGCTTGCTCACGCCGCCTCCTTGACCTGGTGCGGAATCGCGGCCGCTTGCGCTTGCCGGGCCTGTCTGGCGCGCTTGGCTGCAACGCCGTTGCATAGGGCGATGCGGATGGGGGCATGCAGCACGGCTTGTTCAAAGCTCATGCCGTGGCGGTCGAGGCCGCTGCGGTTGTAGACGGCGCGCAGTTCGGCGTCGCTTG